TGAGAGATTATTCAATTGCAGAACCTCACTATCTAAATCGAGCATTAATCCATTTATTGGAGAATTTAACTCTTTATTTATTAGCAACATGACATTTGTTCCCACATTAATTAAATTTGCGTTATTATTAGTTCATCCAGTGAACACAGATTCATTCTTTAGAATGGTCAAAGAATTATATAGTTCATGTCGACAAATTATAGAAAATGGTGGAACCTTAGATCTCTATTTATTATCACACAAGTTTAATAAGATATACTGTGAATCAATCTATCACTCATATGAAGGAGGCTTTAATGATAGAAGAAAACTTAACTTGATAAATATTCCATATCAAATGGGAGAATACCCAATATTCAACCCTGCATTAATGATTATATTTGGGCCTGAGTACTATAATTACAAAATGTATAAACAATCTTGGACTAATATGACACCATTAGAAAAGAAATTTTTTATTAACTGTCACAAAGTTATAAAAGGAGATGTGGTTAGTGCAATGGGTGAATTTGAAGATGGGGAAAATTTACTGGGAGGACTATTACGGATTGAAGCTGCCATAGGGCCAGTTAATCAGTTAGAAAACTTTAGGAGGTCTGCTGTGTTGGATATTAATCAGATGAGGGAAATTATAATCAATGATCCATTGATAATACTTAGACGTGCAACCACATTAGAAGAAACTAAATTTAAAACATGTCAAAAGTTATATACAAATGGATCAAAAGAGGCAGTTAAAACCCTTGCTGCTTCTATTTTTTATGGCAGAGTCAGTGCAACTGTGTCAGCTAAAGCATTTCGAATCCCTGGATTTTCTAGAGAAAAAATTGAAGCTAGATTATCAATGTTGAGAAAAGAACAAGTCAAAATTAATGGGGATAAATTAACATATGGAGAATGTCTATTTTTGATATTGCATGAAGATCCAATTAAGAATTTTGATGAAGAAATTAAGTTCTTTTATCCTTCACACCATGAGTATGAATTATTCTTAGATAAGGAAACTTTCCTATTTGATTATAAAAGAAGGAATCCATTAGAGATACAAACAATACAAAAAATGATAACACATAAGATTAGAACTAGGCTAATTAACCCAATAGTTGAACTATTAGAATATCACTGGTCATTAAAACCAATACCTTTAGGAGATGAGGGGAAAGTGACCAGGGATATGGATCTCATCAAGATGCATTATGACATCATAAAGCCATCTATGGAGTTAACATATGAGCAATTCACTGGGGATAAGCAAGAGCAAGTAAAGAAAATGTTGATGCTAATTTTAAAGTTATTCAGATTACGGGATAGATCTTTTAAAGGGGTGATTTTTGGCCCAGGGT